CTTCATTTATAGACGTTCCAAATTCCCAACCTTTTTTATAGTAGGCTGAGCTTTTCATATTAAGGCTATTCACTTTCTTTTTTATAATCGCATCGATTGCTCCAAGCTTAAAATAACTCAGATAGTTTTTACGTTTAACATCATCTTTTATTAGTTCTTGCATATTAGAACCTTTCTATTTTGCTAGTTATGCCATTAATAGCTATTTAAGAGCTATATGACGGGTTATTGTAAAGGCTAGGTCTATTCTAACCTTTACAAATTCTTTTATTGCTCAGTTATACAAATCTTGAGTTTGATAAACTAAATTCCAAATAGTGTATTTCTTGCTAAATGGATTTATGAAAGAGATTGTTAAAACAGTTAATAATATTATTATTACTGTTGTTTCTGTTATGTCTTTTTTTGTCATTGTTTAGTCTCCTATGCTAGTTTGTGAGCCTTGAAGCTCCTGCAAAGCTCTAATAAATAGAGCCTTGAGAGAGTAACAAGTTAGCCCGTTATAAATATAAGCTTATCGTCTAAGGCTTTTTTATTCATGCCTAACTCTTTAGATGCTTTTGTTGTGATTATATCTTTTACCAGTCTTTCATGTATAGCTCTTGCTTCTTTTATTAGTTCTTCAGCTCTTGTAATACTGATCTCATAATGTTCTGCGAACTTTTCATAAGTTAAATAATTATTAAACCAATCTAAGAATATTGATTGCAAATATTTATCAGCGTTTACAGTAAAAGATTGATATTGTTTAAAAGACGATCCTTTTAGTTGGATTGCTAAGCCCTCTATTAAAGCCCTTTTATCTTTGTTTGTTAATGTCATAATATATCCTTTTCTTTGCTAGTTGTTTGAGCTTTTAAAGCTCCCATAATACAGGCGTTAACCTGTATTATAAGAGTATTAAAGTTTACGCTACTTTCTTTTCTTCTGTGTTTACTAGCTCAACGTAATCATATTCTATGAATTGCAAAAATACGCCACTATCTAGCCAGAACTTATTATATTTTTCTATCTTTTCTGGATAGTTTAAAACAAAACTTTCAGCCATAAAAACGCTTGTTTTAACATGTAAATAATCTTTTACAGTATGCAACTTACTTGAATCATTATAATATATTGATTTGTTTTGAGCTATCATTGCATCAATCATATGTTTTACAGTAAAATACTTAGCTGAAAGATTGGCGGTGAACTTGCCATAATCTCTACCATTGCACCAACCATTTCTGTGCATTTTTTCCTGTTGCAGTTCATACTTAAAAATATTATCTCTGTATTTATTCCATGTAATATTATTCATAAATTGTAGACTGTCATACATGGTATTGATTGTTTTTATCTGTTTATTGTTTATCATGGTCTTTATCCTTTTCTGTTGCTAGTTAATGAGCTTTTAAAGCTCTCTTGATACAGTAATAAATACTGTATCAAAAGAGTATTAAAGTTATTTGTTGATCTTGCTAAAGATTATTAAAAGCATAATTGAAAACATAATAAAGATTGTTCCAATTGCACATGCTACCATGTCTTGAAGTGTCATTGATCCATCAAGTAAGGTATTTGTTATAGTTATTATATAAAGACCTACTATGAGGAACGATAAACCTATTAAAAGCTTAGCTGTTATTATTAAAGTTTGTAACATTACACTCGCCTCCCGTGTCTTCTCCATTGTTGCCATTTATAATCTTTAATAACCTTTAAGATATTATCATAATTATCTAATCTTCTGTTAAGGTACTTATCAACGATTGCATCTGTAGATAAGTTATTTTCAATGTCTTTTATTATGCTACTTTGTTTCATGGTCTTCTCTCCTTTTCTTAGTTGCTAGTAATTAACGTATACCAACAGTATATACATCAATGGTTATAATACAATGATTAAATGCAAATAAATATCCTGACAAAACAAGGGGTTAACAAATTAGATTTATTAATGCAGATTAAGTAGGTTAATATTTCTGTTGTGTTGATTGCTATAATAGTTTATTGGCTTGTATATAAAAGAGATACAGATTAAGTAGGTTAATATTCATACATAGTTGAGACATTCCACAGCGGCAAGGCACACAGCAATATAAAAATATTATTAGTCTATACTATAGAGAATAAAAAATAGAGGCGAATAAAAGAAGATAGCAAGGCGGGAAAAGAAACAGAATAACAAGGAAAAAAGAAAAGGTACGGGGGCTATAAAAAAAATGGATATACCCCAATCGCACCTGCACTTCTTTATATATGTTAATAGGTAGTTCCAAACACACATGATTAGCAAAGCAAAACAACAGCACATCATAGCATCAATAACAGACGGGCATAGCCTTGTGAAAGCCTGTGTTAAGGCAAAGGTCAGCCGTGCCACTTTATATCGTCACATGCGAGAGAATAAAGAATTAGATGGCGATGTTAAACAAGCCCAACGACAAGCGGCTGAGAAAGCCTTAGAAGAGCTAGAGGATATGTATGGCGATGCCTTGCATGGTCGAAAGAGCTATGACCCTAATCTTTTGAGAGATTATGGACATCATGTCAGATGGAAGGTGCAGAAGATATTACCAGAGCGATTTGGTGAGCAGAAGAATAGGACTGGCGTGGAGATAACGGATGGTGCACTTAAAATAGTATGGGAAACTGGTGGGGGAGATGACGATGCAGGTTAAGATACCTTATAAGCCACGAGAATTACAAGCTGAGATGCACGAGAAGTTGAAGCGTTGGAATGTGCTGGTTATGCACAGACGTTTTGGCAAGACTGTGTTTGCAGTGAACCATATGATTAAACATGTGTTAACGTGCCCACTTCCCAGACCACGAGTTGCGTTAATTGCTCCCACGTTTACCCAGGCTAAAAGGATTAGTTGGGATTATGTAAAGCATTACGCTGGTGTTATACCAGGAGTTACGTTTAACGAGACTGAATTAAGAGCGGACTTTCCCAATAATGGCAGGATTATGTTGCTGTCTGGTGAGAACCCTGATGCACTGCGTGGAATATACTTAGATTTGTGTGTGTTTGATGAATATGGGATGCAAAACCCTAGAGTGTGGGGGGAGGTTGTGAGACCAGCCTTGTCTGATAGAGAGGGTGCGGCAATATTTTTAGGTACACCAGCGGGTCATAACCATTTTTTTGATATACTTCAACAGGCGAAAGAGCAAACCGAGGATGGTTCCGACCAATGGTACTGGAAGATTGCGAAAGCCAGTGATACTGAGGTGGTAAAGGCTACTGAATTAGAGGCTGCGAAGTCTCAGATGACGCCAGAGCAGTATGACCAGGAATATGAATGTTCATTTACGGCGGCTATTATCGGTGCGTATTATGGAAAGCTTCTTGCTGCGTTAGATGATAAGGGAAAGATTACGAGAGTTCCCTATGATCCATCACTGCCAGTTCACACAGCTTGGGATTTAGGAATAAATGATTCGACAGCCATTTGGTTTGCTCAGATTTACAGGGGAGGTGCGGTTAATGTTATCGATTATTATGAGAATAGCGGTGTTGGGTTGGACCATTACGCTGAAGTCCTTAGGCAAAAAGATTATCACTGGGGAGATCATATTGCTCCGCATGATATCGAGGTTCGTGAATTGGGTACAGGCAAATCCAGACTAGAAACGGCATTTGGTTTGGGCATTCGCTTTCGGGTTATACCCCGCATGAAGATAGCCGATGGTATAAATGCGGCACGGATGCTAATACCAAAGTGTTATTTTGATAGGGATAACTGTGCAACTGGACTTGAAATGTTAAGGCAATATAGACAAGAGTGGGATGATCGGAAACGAATGTTTCGAGATCAGCCGAGGCATGACTTTACGAGTCATAGTGCCGATGCGTTTAGGTATTTAGCAATTGGGTTGGAAAATCGTACTGTTATGGCAAAAGCACCACAAGAAACTGCCGTTAGCGAGTATGACCTGTTTGCTTTATGATGTACGCCCATGATTACCACGATGCTTTAGAATTACTAAAGAGAAGTGACCATCATAAAGATTGGGGTAAAGAAGAAATCACAAGATGTATTGAAGAGCCACTAGGTATTAGGCAGTATAAAATCATTAGAGATGCCGATATGATCCCATTGGTTCTCGCTACATGGGGATTTCCGACCGATAAACAGGTTGACAACTACGTTGAAAGCGGTAACTTTCCTATTAAGGGATATAAGGGTGATGGCAAGGATGTTTGGATAGTGGACTTTATTGCAGAAAAAGGTTATACAAGAATGGGCTTTCTTGTTTTGAAGAAAATGTTTATGCGTAGTGGCTATAGAAAAGCGTTTTGGTATAGACCTGAGAGTGGAAAACTAGGATGGCATTTAGTAAGAGGAGCTTAATATGGGCGGTGCACCAAAAAAAATAGTGAAATCCGTTTCCAAAGTTGGGAAAGGCGTTGTTAAAGTAGGTGGCGAAGTTTTTGAAGAGACAATTGAAAAGCCTGGAAAGAAAGTCATTAGGGAAGCCGTTGATACGATAACGGGTATGGATAAGTACGACAGGATCGATACCCCAGAGGTAATGCCAGAGGTAACTCCAGAAATAGTTGAAGATGAAAGTCCTACGATAACAACCAGGTATGCCACAAGAGGCAAACGATCTGGTCAAGGTGGCACAATTATGGAAGGCTATGGCGTAACAACTAGACCTCCATCAAAAAGATCAATAAGCACATAGGAGATTATCATGTCATTTCTTTCACCTAAAGTTTACGCACCACCACCACCGCCTCCGCCAGAAGAGCCAGATAAGGTTGATTATGAAAAAGCTGCGGCTTTATCTGCTGAAGCTGAAACAAAAGAAAGAAAAAAACGTAGAGGTCGTGGCAGTACGATAGTTGCTGGAGGATTGGGCGAAACGTCTACCAGTATGAGTGGCACAGGTGGCACACCAACTTTGTTAGGATAAAGCTATGAAAGACGTACAAGATATAATTGCTAGGTTTCAGCACGTTGAAGGTCAACGAGATAACTGGAATAATCATTACCAAGAATTAGCGGATTATATGCTTCCAAGAAAAGCTGACATTGTTAAAAAGCGAAGTCGTGGCTCAAAAAGAATGGAAGTTATCTTTGATGGCACGGCTCTACAATCCGTTGATTTATTATCATCGTCTTTGCATGGTATGCTTACATCTGGTGCTACGCCTTGGTTCCATCTAACAATGAAAAACGCTGAGTTAAGCCGAGATGAAGAAGTGCAGCGATGGTTAGAAGATAGTTCCCAGCGAATGATGAGAGCGTTTACGATGTCTAACTTTGAAACTGAAGTGCATGAGATGTACGTTGACTTAGTTGTGTTTGGTACTGGGTGCATGTTTGCTGAAATGGATGAAAAAACATTACGCTTTAGCACAAGGCATATATCTGAGTTTTATGTAACTGAAGATCAATATGGCATCGTTGATACTGTCTTTAGAAAGTATGAAATGACAGCACGACAAGCCGTGCAAAGGTTTGGAATAGAAAATGTGGGTACATTTATACAGCGAACACATGAGAAAAAGCCCGACCAGAATGTCGAAATCCTCCACGCAGTTATGCCGAGGAAAGACAGAGACCCTACAAAAAAAGATAATAAGAATATGCCGTACTCTTCTATGTATATCTGCATGGAAACGAAAATGGTATTAGCCGAAAGCGGATTCCAAGAATTACCTTACGTTGTTCCTCGCTTCTTAAAGGCAACAGGAGAAGTGATGGGTCGATCTCCAGCCATGATTGCATTGCCTGATGTTAAGATGTTAAATCTTATGTCAAAAACAATCATACAAGCGGCTCAGAAAATGATAGATCCTCCCCTATTAGTTCCTGATGATGGATTCCTTCTCCCCATAAGAACCCAGCCTGGAGGTCTTAATTTTTATAGATCAGGTTCAAGAGATACAATAGTGCCATTACAGACGGGTGCTAATATACCTATTGGATTAAACATGGAAGAGCAACGAAGAACTGCGATAAGAAGTGCGTTTTACGTTGACCAGCTTTTAAGTGGAAGCACCCCTAATATGACAGCCACTGAAGTTATACAAAGGCAAGAAGAGAGAATGAGAGTTATTGGTCCTGTCCTTGGTCGATTAATGAATGAAATGCTTAGACCTTTGATTGATAGAGCTTTTGCGTTAATGCTTCGTGCGGATATGCTTGCACAGCCACCAGAAATTTTACAAGGTGTGGATGTTGATATTGAATATGTATCTCCTTTAGCTAGAGCACAAAAGTCTAGTTCAGTTAATGGCGTAATGAGAGCGTTAGAAATATTAATGCCGTTGTCGGAATCCTTACCAGTTAAAGATCATATTGATCCAGATGGATTGGTTACTTACTTAACTGAAGCGTTAGGCGTTCCAAAAATCGTTCTTAAATCACAATCCGCAGTTGATGAAGAAAGAGAGCAACGTGCCGCAATGCAACAAGAGCAAATGGAAAGAGAAAAAGGCAGAGAAGATGTTACCACTGCTAATCAAGTAGCACAGGCTGCACAAATGGCAGGTTCAAATGAGTGAGCAAATAGCACAATTAAAGAGAATGTATAAAGACACGTTTGCTGACAACGCTGGTAAACAGGTGTTAAATGATTTGGAGGTACGCTGCAATTGGCGAGCTTCAAGTTATGTAGCTGGAGATGCTAATGCTACAGCCTTTGAAGAAGGTAAAAGAGCAGTCATACTACACATTTATAACATGATGAAAGAGGAGTAAATATGTCAGAGCAAGTTGCTGAACAGGTAGCCGAACCAGTACAAACTTCGTTGTTGGAAACCCCAGCACAAGTTGCACAAGGTGGGTCTGGTAACAGTTTCATGGAAATGATACCAGAAGAACTAAGAGAGCACCCAAGTCTATCACCAATAAAAGATGTGGGTAATCTAGCAAGGTCTTATGTAAACGCACAAAGATTAATAGGAAGTGATAAAATCCCATTACCTGTAAACCCTACAGAAGAGGATTTGGATAATATTTATAGTAAGTTAGGAAGACCAGAAACCCCGCAGGGTTATGAGTTTCCAATAGACGGAACCTTTGTTACGGAAGAAGTAGCAGAGAAATACGCTGATGTAGCACATAGTCTAAGGCTAAGCCCTCAACAAGCACAGGGTGTTTTGGACTATTACAAAAGCTCAGTGGAACAAGCAACTGAAGGATTACATGCCAAGTCCGAAAAACAAGCTGAGCAAACAACATTAGAACTACAAAAAGAGTGGGGAAACGCTTTTGAGTCAAAGGTAACGGCTGCAAAAGACATTGTTGACCAGTTTGGCGGAACTGATTTACTACAAATGAAGCTAGATGACGGCACACTTATAGGTAATCATCCTGCTTTTATTAAGGCTTTTGCCGCTATGGGTGATTTTAAATCAACAGTCACAAGTGAAGACACTGTTTCTGATAACGCCAGTAACAGAGCCTTTACACCAGCTATGGCACAACAAGAAATTGACACTGTAATGAACGATAAATCGCACGCCTATTGGAACAAACGAGACCCTATAGGAAGAGAGCGTGCTGTAAATCGTATGCAGGAATTAATGGGTCAGGTTCATGGATAATGAATTAACCCCACAACAAGAGCTTCGTTTAGAGTGTATAAAACTTGCAGTAGAATTTGGAACGCAAAGAGATATGTTGCATCCAGACAAACTTGCTGATATATATTTTGAATGGATTATGCGAGATAGCTTGGAAACGAGTCTTGCAGACAATCGGATAGACGATAGTTTGAGGCAAACTAAAAACGCTAGGAGTGTCCGTAAAGGGTAGCACGCTGTAAATAATATCAAATGTAACTTTTATTTAGGAGACTTAAATGTCAACTTCAGTAACCACAGCATTTGTCCAACAGTATTCTGCAAACGTGCAGATGCTTTCTCAACAGATGGGAAGCCGTCTTAGAGATGCAGTTCGTGTAGAAAATATTGTAGGTAAAAATGCTTTTTTCGACCAAGTCGGTTCTGCTACAGCACAATTGCGTACCAGTCGACATGCAGACACGCCACAGATAGACACACCTCACGCAAGAAGAAGGGTGAGTTTAGCTGACTATGAATACGCTGACTTAATTGACGATCAAGACAAAGTAAGAATGTTAATCGATCCTACATCTGCTTATGCAATGGCTTCTGCCTCTGCAATGGGTAGAGCAATGGATGATGTGCTTATTACTGCGGCACTTGGAACGTCATATACAGGCGAAACTGGCTCAACTTCAACTACTCTTCCATCAGCACAAAAGATTGTTCATGGTAGTGCAGATATGAGTATTGCTAAGTTAATCGAAGCTAAGAAGATTTTAGATTTAGCTGACGTTGACCCATCAATACCTCGTTATATTTCTGTTGGTCCAAACCAAATTGAAGCCTTACTTGGTACTACTTCAGTAACAAGCTCTGACTTCAACACAGTTAAAGCTCTAGTTCAAGGTGACGTAGACACTTTTATGGGTTTTAAATTCATTGTAACAAACAGACTATCGGTTGCTTCCAACATCCGTTCATGCTTTGCATGGGCAGAAGATGGCTTGGCTCTTGGTGTGGGTAAAGACATAAGTGCAAGAATAGATGAGAGAGCTGACAAAGGTTATGCGACTCAAGTTTATTATTGTATGAGTGTTGGTGCTACCCGCATGGAAGAGTCCAAGGTTGTGCAAATCGATTGTGATGAATCAGCTTAGGAGGGCTAGAAAATGACTACACGAAACTCAACACTTGTAGCTAACTTTGAAGCTACTCCTGTCGTTATAAACGATGCTAGTATGTTTCAAGGCGTGGTAAGAATCGCTCAAGGAACTTTGGAGTTATTGGCTGGAGACAGCACTGATAATGACATAATAATGCTTGCTCCCATTCCAAGTAATGCGACTATTAAAAGCTTGGCAATAGGAACAGACACTTTTGGTGGCTCATGTACGTTTAATGTTGGACTTTACACATCCGCTGGCGTTGTCAAAGATGAAGATTACTTTGCAACTGCTGTGGCTGATGCTGGTGCAATGACAGATGTGCGTTACGAGGCAGCAGCTATTGAAACTACTGGACTTAAAGTTCATGCAATGGCTGGAGATACGACTGATCCAGGTGGATATTACTATACTGCGGTTACGTTTTCCGCAACAGGTGGTACTGTTGGAACGATGTCTTTTATCATCGAATACGTTGTAAACTAATAAAAACTAGGGAGCAGTTTAACGCTGCTCTCTATCTCTAGGAGTTTATTATGCCGTCAGTCGTGGATATTTGTAACGAAGCTATGGATTTACTTGGTGCAGCAACTATTACTGCATTAACGGAGAACTCAAAAGAAGCACGACTTTGCAATAGAAGATTCGAGACAGTTAGAGATTCCGTTCTAAGGTCACACACTTGGAACGTAGCTATATCAAGGTCTGCATTAGCACAAGACACAGATGCACCGCCTTTTGGATTCACCTATCAGTTTACATTACCAACCGATCCTTATTGTTTAAGGGTTCTTTCTTTTTGGAACTCCACTGTAAACAATGATGTTGCTGCGTATGATAGCAATGTTATGTATAAGATCGAAGGTAGAAAAGTCTTATCTAACGAAGGCACTTGTTCGATTATTTATGTTGGAAGAGTTGCGGATACGGAACAGTATGATCCTCTTCTAAGCAGTACGATTGCTCATAGATTAGCTTCAGAAACGGCTTATGCAATTACAGGAAGTAATGCACTGGCACAATCTATATACGCATTATACCAAACAAGGCTAAGTGAAGCTCGAAGTATGGATGCACTAGAAGGCTTCCCAGAACAACTACAGGCAGATACTTACACAAACGCAAGGTTCTAATATGGCTAGAGTATCGTCTATTATCACCAATTTCAGAGCGGGTGAAATATCTCCACGCTTAGAAGGTAGGATTGATTTACAGAAATACGCTGAAGCAGTTAAAGAATTAGAGAACATGGTTGTGTTTCCGCAAGGCGGTATTGCACGAAGACCTGGAACTTACTATGCAGGAACATCTAAGGATGGCGGGCAAGTCAGATTAATTAACTTTGAATTTAGTGATACCCAAGCCTATGTATTAGAGTTTGGTAATAATTATATTAGAATATTTAAAGATGGTGGATTAGTCACCGCAGCAACAACAGCTATTACCGCTATTACAAAAGCTAATCCAGCCGTGGTAACGGCAGCGGGTCATGGCTTGGATAATGGCGATAGAGTGTTTATCGCTAGCGTTGTCGGCATGACAGAAGTAAACAACTTAGAGTTCACTGTTGCTGGCAAAACAACAAACACATTTCAATTAAGTGGCATTAATAGCACTGCATACACAACTTATGGCAGTGCTGGAACTGTTGGTGAGATAACAGAAGTCACAACAACGTATACAACGGCTCAACTGTCCACAATTAACTTTGCTCAGTCCGCTGATGTTTTATACTTAGCTAACATTAATCATGCACCAGCAAAATTAACAAGAACGAGTCATACAGCATGGGCATTAAGCGATATCGACTTTACTGATGGTCCGTATTTAGATGAGAATATAACCAATACAACAATGTACGCTTCGGCTAACACAGGGTCAGTTACTGTCACAGCTTCAGCGGACACGTTTGCCAGCACTGATGTTGGAAGGTTAATAAGATTTAGAGAGATATTAGAAATAAACCACGATGAATGGGTGGCAGCGACAAGTTACGCAAACACTGTCACAGTACGATATAACGGAAATGTTTATAAACAGACTACTGGAACTACTCAAACAAGTGGTGCAACGCCTCCAGTGCATTTAGATGGTGAAGAAACCTATGGAAGTGTTAAATGGACTTTTCAACATACGGCAACAGGGTATTTAAAGATCACAGCTTATACCAACGCAACTACAGTTACAGCGTTATTTAAAAATGACACAGGGTTTTTGCCAGATCATGTGGTGGCGAGTGGCAACGCTACAAAGCTATGGTCGTTTGGTAGCTTTAGTGCAACGACAGGGTTTCCAAGAGCCATAGGGTTTTATGAAGAACGATTATATTTCGCTGCAACAACAGATCAACCGCAGACAATCTTTGGTTCAGTGTCGGCTGACTTTGAAAATCACACTCCTGGTATATTAGACGATAGTGGTATAAATGTCACGATAGCTTCAGATCAAGTGAACGTAATAAAGCATCTATTACCAGCTAGATTTCTACAGTTATTAACAACTAGTGCTGAATTTACATTATCTGGTGGGTCGGGTTCTGAGCCAGTAACGCCAACGAATGTAAATGTATTAAGAGAAACCACCTTTGGCACTGGCGATATCAGACCTCTAAGAGCGGGAAACAGTACAATATTAATTCAAAAAGGTTCTGAAAAAGTAAAAGAAATCACCTTTGATTTAGACACTGATGGTTTATTGGGTGTTGATTTAACAGTTTTAGCCGATCATTTAGCTAGAGGCGGCTTGACTGATATGGTTTGGCAACAAGAACCTGAGTTGATAATATGGTTTGTCCATGCCGATGGAAGATTAATTGGATTAACTTATGATAGGGCTAATGCAACAATAGGTTGGCATGAGCATAAAGTTGGTGGCAGGTTTGGCGATGCAACAATTACAGTTAGCGATTATGCAAACATAGCTGTAGGTACGACATTAAAACTAACTAAGTCTGATGGCGAAGTGATAACATTTACATCTGAAGCGGTCGGTGCTAGTAGCCCTGCAAGCACTACGGGGTTTAGACCATACACAAGCAATAACGTAACCGCAGATAATATATTTACAGTCATTAACGCTCACGCTGATTTTACTGTGGTTAACCCAGCAGCGGCTGTTGTAACAATTACAGAAACCGCTCCAAGTGCTTACGCTTATTTAAGTATTGTTTCTTCAGACACAACAAGATTAACAACAGCAAACCAAAGTGCTCCTGTCGTGGAGAGTATTACAGCAATACCAAGTGGTGCTGAAGATCAAGTTTATATATCCGTTAAGAGAACTATAAATGGTGCAACGACTAGAAGTGTTGCTTATCTAAAATCTTTGTATTTCAATAATGATGTTGAAGATGCTTTCTTTGTAGACAATGGGTTGTCATACGATAGCACAGCCACAACAACTATATCTGGTCTTAATCATTTAGAAGGTGAAACTGTGCAAATACTTGCTGATGGTGCTGCACATGCAGATAAAACAATATCTGGTGGTGCGATTACATTAGATAGAAGCTCATCTAAAGTTCATATTGGTTATGGGTATACTTCATTAGTTGAGACTTTAAGAATGGAAGCTGGTGCGGAAGATGGAATTGCACAAGGAAAGATTAAAAGAATACATGGTGTTACAGCCAGGTTCTTTCAAACAGTCGGTGCAGAGTTAGGACCAGACTTAGATAACTTAGATAGACTACCATTCAGAGACAGTAGTATGAGCATGGATCAAGCCGTACCTTTGTTTAATGGAGATAAAGAAATATCATTTCCATCGGGTTATGATAACGATGCTAAGATTGTAATAAGGCAGACACAACCATTGCCAATGACAGTATTAGCTATTATGAGAAGGTCTAATACATTTGACGCTTAGATTTATACAGTTTGAGAAAGAACATTTAGATATGATAGAAACGAATTTTCATTTTCCAGAAAGCTCAAAGTTAGCTATGGTGAAAGAGAACTGTTTAAGTGCGTACACAGCGATGCTAGAAAGTAAGGTATTTATGATTGGCGGAGTTTATGGATTGTGGAAAGGCGTTGGTGAAGCGTGGTTTGTTATGTCAAGCATGGCTTACAAAAAACCTTTTTCTGTTGCCAAATACAGCAGTTCGCTGTTAGATCATGTGCAAGAGGAGAATGATTTGAAGCGTATTCAAGCTAGTGTGCATACAAATGATAAACAAGCTGTAAGATATGTCGAATGGCTTGGCTTTGAAAATGAAGGTTTAATGAAAAAGTTTGGACCAGATGGCTCGGACTATTATCGTTTTGCGAGGGTGGTGTAATGACTTGGGTAGCAACAGCAGCAATAGTCGTATCGGGAGTTATGACGGCTTCGGCTCAAAAAGCAGCGGGTAAACAAGCTGGTTTAAACGCTGAATATGGTGCACAGGTTGCTGAGAATGAAAAGATACTTCTAGCAAGAAATTCAAGGAAGGAAGAAAAAAGATTAAGGCAAGGGTCTGAAAGATTAGTGTCTTCACAAAGGGTTGCCGCAGCTAAATCGGGAGTTGTCACTGCAACAGGTAGTAATTTACTAGCTTTGAGAGACGCTTATATGGGAACTGAAATGGATATGATAGAACTTAGATTCGCAAGCGATACGCAGCAACTAAACAAAACAGCTCAAGCCGCTATGATTAGGTTAGGTGGTAAAGCTAGAAAAAGTGCAGCAAACTATCAAAGCTATGCAACTTTGTTAGGAACGGCTGGGAAGGCTTACGGAATGTCTGGAGGAGGAACAGACAAGCAAGATACTGGGATTATGGGCGGACAAGAAGTATAATATAAATTAGGATAAAGATATGCCAAAGATACCTACATATAGCCAACTTGGACAACGAGTTAAAGACGTTAGCCCACAGATAGGATTAAGGGCTGACCCTGGAATAGTTAATTCTCAATTAGCGGCTGCTGACTTTTATGCAAAAGCTCAAGATGTTGCTTATAACTTTAGTATGGCTGAACAGGCTGAAAACACAAAGGCTGCTAAAAGCGAAATAAAAGCATTGTATAATGACCAGTCTAATGAAGTAATTAGAAACAGTAAAAAAAGAGATACAGTAGGTGCTCAATTAGAATTAGAAGACTTTAATAAAAAATTTGAAAAAGAATACTTTAATAAAGGGTTAAATAAAAGACAAGTTAAAGAAATCAAAGCTGAAATGATTTTGTATCAAAGTAGTAAAATGCAAAATCATAAAACCTTATCATTTGATAGAGGTAGGGATTACAATTCAAATTTACACAATAACGCTGCTACTGCCCTTATATCAGAAATAACAAAGTTACCTGTAGGCAATCAATTAAGAGGTTCTATGGAAGATGAGTTGCGTGATATATACAGCACCGCTATAGCGAATGGTGAAACAGCAAACTTTGAATATTCCACGCATGAAGATGCTTTATTAACTATTGAAGTAAACGATTTTACTGTATCTTCTGGCAACGCTGACACTCTTGAAAAAATAGATATTCTTAAATCTGAATTAAAAAACAAAAGTTTTTTACCAGAAACGAAATTAAAATTAGAAGCTCTTATAGATCAAGACAAAACTAGAGTTGAAAACGAGTACGTTGATGCTATGCAAAGGTATGTATTTCTTAACCCAGAATTTATGTTGGAGGAAAAAACATACGAAAAATTATTAAAAAGATTAAAATCAAGCACAAGCGAAATTGAAACTAAAAATATTGACGGCAAAGTTTTAAAAATAAACCCTAGCAAATTGCCTGTTGCATTGCTTGAAAGGGTGGCATCAAAAGTTGAATCAGTAAGAAGTAATCAGTTAAGCAAACAACTTGATGAAACAAGCAAAAGTTTGTCAATTTTAATGAAAGATAAATCTTTGTCTTACTTAAAAAATATGCAAAAAGAAGTTGATGAAAAGTATAAAGACTATCCTTTTTCACACCAAACTCAAATAAAAAGCTTAATTAAAAATGAAATTAAAACAAAAGCAAAACAAGCTATTGACAATGCCCAATCTATAGTAGAGAGCATGGTATCTGACATAAAAGCAGATGGTCTTTTGTCTCAAGAAAATGAAAACAAACTTGATGGGGTAGTGACTACATTAAATTTAGCTGAAGAATACAAACTAGCAAGAACTGTTAGTGAACAAATAAAGGCAGAAATAAAAGCATCATCAGCATTTAAAATTGTGCAGTTTCAAGATGCGGAATCCGTAACTAAAAAAACAGAAGAATTGCACCTTGCTTGGGTAAAGAGCAATGGGAACAAAAAAGATGAGTTAGCTTACAATTCTTTTAAGCAACAAATAACTAATAGAAACGCTTTGCAAAAAAATGATTTTATTGGTTATTATGCAAGTCAAAACAAAGGCAAAGAAATAACAATAGAAAATATGATTTCATTGCAAAAATCTATGAATATAAATGAATTAGATATAAGAGTTACAACCAATGACCAATTAAATAAATTTGAAGCAGAGTTTAATTCTGGCGAAAACACTTATTCAGAAAGAGCCGCCATTGGAAACAATTTTATAACTAGCTTTGGGGTTAACCAAAATCGAGTTTTAAGGCATTTAATACGCACAAAAACAATAACTCCGATAGATAATTTATTAATGGCTTACCCAGAAGATGCTAGAATAAAAGGAGTTATTTTTGCAAACAACGCAGAGACAATAAAAAGTGTTTCTGCTTCTGTTACTAGTGCGGACAAAACAACAATAAGAGAAGCCGTTGTTTTAGAAATGGGTGGTTATACGGAAACTGTTTTAGGCGGTGGCTACGATAAGGTTTTAGGTGGTGGCTATACTCAAGGCAGAGCCGATCATGTTACAGCAATGCGTGACATGGTTGTAAACACAGCCCAATATTACAAATCAATAGGTCTGGACTCAACGGCTTCTGCAAAAAGAGCTTATTCTGAAGTTATTGGCAATCATTATAATTTGGATAATAAAGTAAATGATGTAACTGTTCGGTTTTCATCTGAGTATAATGAGATAGCACAACCTATAACAACAATTTTACAAACTGTATTAAGAGAAAATACTGACTATCTAAAAACAATTATTGAAGCTCCACCTCCTCCCCCAAATTTAAGCGAGGAAGCAAAGATTGCATGGTCAAATGAATACTTTAGTGACCTATCAAAAAAAGGTACATGGAGGACCACAACGGATAATGAAGGAGTCTATTTAGTAGATGCTTTAGGTAATATTGCAAAAAGGATATCTCCGACAATGTTTCCTGATGAATTTTCTAGCAATGATAATATGAATCCATTTGTAACAATAAAGCTAACTAATTTATTTACATCAATAGATAAACTTGCAGAGATACAAAGCAAGGATGTTTATGAAAAAGTAAATATTGCAGGTCGAAGATCGCAAATGGTTATCCCTAAAGAAACAAGATTAATGAACTTTTTAAAAACAAGGCAATTATTCTAATGGTTCAAATGTATATTCCAGAACAGAAGGAAGATAAAAATATTACAAATCAATATTATGATCTTCAAAAAGCTGGAACAAGGGATGTTTTAGGTGCTTCTTTTCAAGAGACTTTGTATTATAACCCTTTAAATGCTTTAAACAGATTGGGTGAGCAGTATATTGGCAAAGGCACACAAGGCGAAACTATCTCAAAAGCGGCTTGGGCAGAAAGCGAATATTACAGGGCTGATATTGATGTTGGAGAAAGCGGAATAAAAGCTGGATTAGCTCAACTGTTAGCTGATAGAGTTGACAAAAGAACTAACTTTCAAACTACACTTAGTCGATCAGAGGGTGGCTTTGGTTTAGGTGCTGCACAATTCGGTGTTGCTATAGCTGGTAGTTTTCTTGATCCATTAAATGTTGCTTCAGCTTTTATCCCTGTTATTGGTCCAGCTAGAATGGCTGTTATGGCATCTAAGCTTGGTAAAAGTGGTTCAAGAGCAATGGCTGGTGTAATAGATGGAGCCGTTGGAGCAGCCGTAGTAGAGCCTTTAGTTATTGGAGCAGCCGCAGCGGAGCAAGATAAAAGTTATACTATGTTAGATAGTTTTTTAAACATAGCCGTTGGTAGTGCTTTAGGTGGGATAATGCACGTTGGCTTTGGAAAAATAGGTGATCGATTAAATAAATTACCACCTCAAACAAGAGAGTTGGCTGGGAAGACAGCCATAGGTCAGTCTTTAGGTGATACGCAAGTTAAGCTAGATAATATAATATCAGAAGCTGAAACAACAACAATAAAAGCTGAAGCTGATCAACCAGAAAGAATTACAGTTTACGATAGTGAAGGTCAGCCAAGAAGTGTGGAAAAAGTAAGTGTAGATGCAGAAGGTATTGTAACTATTAAAGATACTGATGGCACAGAAAAAGTTGTGGATCAAAGTGATGTTTTAAGTAAATCTGTTTATGACGAAGATTACAAAATAGAGATGACGTTAGGCTCAGATGCTCGTGGTGGTGCAGTTTCTGACATGAGCACAACTTTGACTGAAATAAAACAAACATCAAGAGATAATAAAAGTTATATAGAAAATTTAGAAAAATCTAAAGAAATTACTGAACTTGAAATAGAGCTTCAAAAACAAGGAAGGGTTGTTAAAGAAGGTATTTTTCGCAAAGAAAAAAAAGTTATAAATGAAGAAAAGTTAGTAAAGTTATCGGCAACTTTAAAGGCAATAAATTTAGCATTAAGGCGAGCTAATGGTGAAGCTGTTGTTAGACCAAAAGACCCTGTAACAAACCAAGTTACTGAGACTGGGTTACAAGACGTTAATACAACTGAGTCTATTGTGCAAACACAAGAAGGTGCAGGATTAACACCACAACAATTAGATGACCAGAAAAACTCAGCTATTTTAGGGCAAGATAACTTAGGAAGATTAGATGCGTATGCCGAGAAAGTGGATGAAATAAACGCTGACACTACTGATTTAGGTGAGATTAAAGCCGAAGATATAGAGACAGAAAATGAAGCTATGTTATTAGAATTGGATGATCCAGAAATAATAGCTAATTTACCAGACGTTGCAAAAGATACGTTGCAAGGTGTTCGAGCTAGTATGAAAGCAATAGATGAGTCAGCAGAAAAAGCGAGAATCTCTTATGATGCAGCGACTCAAGCTGGTGCAAACTGTGTATTAAGAGGTAAAAGTTAATGAGTTGTATAGCTGAGATAATGGATGCTGCTCGTAGGGCAGGTATTAACATAGCAGAAGAAGAAGCCGCAGAAATAGAAGCAATCCTTCAACAAAGACTAGCTAAAAAAATAGCTAATGCTGGAGAAGATCAAAATTTAGATTTATTTAAATTAGCAAAAGAAATTGCAAAACAAGCAAGAATTAATGCAGCCGTTCTTAGAAAAAGCAGATTATTAAATATGAGAGCTTACACTAAGATTATGACAAAGTTAAACAAAGACCCTGATAATCCTGGATTAGCTTTAGAAGCAATGTTAACAGGTGACATTAGAGTAATGGATGAGGGATTAGGTAGCGTTGATCGAAGACAACAGGCAATAAGTTTAGAGTATGTAAGTAAATTAACAGCAACTTTAAGGCAAAAAGATTTATTAATTGTTTACAAATCTGGCGAGTTGGATTCGTTAGTCTACAAAGCTATGTTTGACGGACCAGATTCTATGGATTTGAGCATTGCTGGTGCAAAAGAAGCAATAGAAATAGCTGGAGTAATACAAAAAGTTCAAAAACAATTACTTCAAAGAAAGAATAGAAATGGAGCCGTTATTGCTGAACTAAAGAATTATGTTGTACGTCAAGGTCACGACCCTATCTTATTAAGAAAATTTGGAAAAGATGATTGGGTAAATTACATGCTTGAAAAAGATGGGTCAGGCAGCTTTATTAGATTAAGTGACCAAACATTTGTAAATAAAAGTGCTTTTAAAAATGGAGCCGAATATAAAGATGAAGAATTTATTGGTGATATTTATGATAATTTAGTTTCTGGTCAGCACCAAAAAGTTGACGGAAGTGATTTTAATCAAGGAATGATAGACCCATTAGCTAAGTTTACTGGACCTGCAAATCTAGCTAAAAAAATGAGCACATCAAGAGTTATACATTTTAAAGATGGTCAATCCGCTTTTGATTACTCTACTAAATTTACAAGGCAAAACCTCAATGAATCTGTTGTTGCTGGCATACAACATGATGGGCAAGCAATAGGCTTGATGGAAACGTTTGGAACAAATCCAAAAGCTATGTTTGAACGAATATTAAAAGATTCTAAGGAAATAAATAAAACAAATTTAAAAGCTAGAGAAAGTATAAATGAAAAAAGATTAGTCAACCAATTCAGGGAGTTAGACGGAACAACTAGAGCAAGAGGTTCTGGTAGATTGTTATTAGGAGGAACTGTTGATTTTGCAGGAATAAGTGCAGCGTGGAGAATGTTGCAGTCTATGGCAAAATTAGGTGCGGCAACTATATCTTCATTTTCAGACATAGCCACAAAAGCATCTTTTATAAATTCCAGAACTGATAGAAATTTGTTTTCTTCATACGCAGCAGCGTTTGGGGATATATTTAAGGGGAAAAGCAGAAAAGATCAACAGGAATTGGCTTATCTTTTAAACGTAGGAACTGAAAACTTTTTAGGTGATGTGCACTCTAGGTTTGGTTCAAATGACAGTTTGCCAGGAATGATTGGTAAAGCTCATCAAATGTTTTTTAGATTAAATGGAATGACTTGGTGGAATGATGCACAGAAAACTGGGTTAGCTAGAATGATGTCAGCGGATTTAGCAAATTACGCTAGTCGTTCATTCAATGATATACCTCCAAAAACAAAATTAAATTTACAAAGGTATGGAATTACAGCAGAAGATTGGGCAGTTTATGGAGCAATGGAAAGAAAAGCCGTTGATGGAAATGATTATTTAGTTCCTTCTGCTGTTGATACAGTTGACAATGCTATTTTAGAAGCAGGTGCGTTGCGTGAAGCAAATGCTACAAGAAAAAGAAAATTAAAAACAGTAACAAAAGACGAGTTGCTGAGGTATAAAGACAACTTATCAACAAAACTTTCTACATACTTTACTGATGCGGCTGACACAGCTATCCCTACTCCTGGAGCAAAAGAACGAGCTATAATGAATCAAGGAACAGAAAGAGGTACTGTTTTAGGTGAAGCAATAAGAGCACTTATGCAATTAAAAGGATTCCCAATAACATATGTAACAAAGGGTATGACTCAACATTACCATGCAAAAAAACAAGCTGGTGAAAGCGGCATGTATGGACTCTCTCAAATGCTGATAGGTACAACTATTATGGGATATCTTTCAATGACCACCAAAGATATATTAAAAGGAAAAAGCCCAGCAGAGGTTTATAGTGACAGAGAAGGGTTTAATGAAAAAACTTTTATTAGAGCTTTTACTCAAGGTGGCGGTGCAGGAATATATGGTGATTTTGTGTTTGGCGAATTTAATAGGTTTGGCAGATCACCTCTTGAAACCTTTGCAGGACCTACGTTTGGAACAGCCGCAGATGTTTTGAAACTTTGGGCAAGCGTTAGAGAAGGTAAAACTGATAACATAACTAAAAACTCATTTAGGATGCTTGTTTCAAACACACCATACGTTAATTTGTTTTACACAAAAACAGCTTTAGATTATTTATTTATTTATGGGATAATGGAAAAATCAAATCCTGGATATTTAAGTCGAATGGAAAGAAGAATAGAAAAAGAAACAGATCAAGAATATTACATACCTCCATCAAGAAACGCAGTAAGGTTTTGATTTGATTAATTTGAAAAATAATATATTATTAACGAGAAAGTGGACTTGCTTTCCATTTTCTGCTATTGGAGATAATTATGACAGTTAGTAGTACCACAACAAAGAATAGTTACAGCGGTGATGCGAGCACAACAACCTTTGCCTATGGGTTCAAGATATTCGCAAACGCTGATCTAACAGTCATACTCAGATCAAGCACAGGTACAGAAACTGTGCAAACCTTAACAACTCATTACACAGTGACAAACGCTGGAGTCGATACTGGCGGTAACGTAGAGTTTGGTTCTGCTCCTGCTTCTGGCGTAACTGTTGTTATTCGCAGAAACGTAGCATTAACCCAGTCAACGGATTACGTTGCAAACGATCCTTTCCCAGCAGCGACACACGAAGATGCGTTAGATAGATTGACTTTTATTAACCAGCAATTGCAAGAAGAGGTTGACAGGTCATTTAAAGTTTCAAGAACAAACACTATTAGTTCAGCTGAATTTACTGAAGCAGCATCAGACAGAGCGTTGAAAAGTTTAGGATTCGATAGCTCTGGAGATTTAACAACAATAGCTGATTTCTTACCCGCTGGTGGTGACTCAGCACAGTTTACCTATTCGACAACCACAACAGATGCTGATCCTGGCAGTGGTGTTATAAGATTTAACAATGCAACATTATCCTCTGCTGCGATAGCTTATGTGGATGATGCTGAGATTAATGGCACGGATGTTAGTGCATGGGTGCAATCATTTGATGATGTATCAGGTAATGATACAAATCGTGGTAGAATTAGAATGTCTAAGTCTAATGCGTTAGACACTTGGGCGGTATGGAAAGTATCGGGAGCCGCTACGGATGCTAGTGGATACACAAAATTAGCTTTAACTTATATTGATGGTGCTGGTGCTTTCGCAAACACAGACAAAGTGTTTATATCCTTTACAGCTAGCGGTGAAGACGGAGCTATTCCAGGTTACTATTATAAGTTTGCAACTTCAACAACTGATGGCGATCCAGGAGCAGGAGTTTTACGTTTTAACAATGCAACTTATGCAAACGTAACGGAAATATACATTGATGATGCTGACTCTAATAGCGGTGCAACGCAAGCTGATACGGCAACATGGGGTGCGAGTACATCAACAATCAAAGGCTATCTTCATATTGTTGATATTAATGATAGTTCAACCTATGCACGATTTAAAATAACAGCGGCTGTTGATGATGAAACTGGGTACAATCTTATAACAGTGGTTCACCTAGCCTCTAATAATACCTTTAGTGCTGATGATGCGTTGTCGGTCCACTTCACTAGCGTTGGGTTAAAAGGTGATACTGGTACGACTGGAACAACTGGTTCGACAGGCTCGACTGGTGCAACTGGTGCTCAAACAGAAATAACATTAGCGGGAGATAGCGGGTCAAGCCAAACTTTATCTCATTCAAATACATTGACTATCGCAGGAGGCACAGGCATAGCAACAGTCGCTAGTGCGACTGACACTCTTACAATCAATGGATCAGATGCAACAGTTAGTGCAAAAGGCATAGCTTCATTTGCGACAGCAGACTTCACTGTGTCATCTGGTGCAGTTAGTTTACAGGGCGTGTTGGTTAAGACGAGCGATCAGAATACATTTACTAAAGCACAGCTTGCATCAACTTATACTGCGGCTTTATCTGCAACAAGTGGTGTTCTTGATTACGACACATATCAAAACTTTATAATAACTTTAGCTAGTGGATCAAACACATTGGCAGCAGCTACAACTGAAGCATCACAAGTAGGTCAAACTGGTGTAATTATATTTATACAGCCAAGTAGTAGTAGTGCAGGAACAGTTAGTTTGCATGGTGACTATGAAACGGCTGAAGCAGCAGGGCTTACCTTGTCATCAGCTAACAATGACTATGACGTTGTTCCTTATATAATCAAAGCCGATAATAGTATTCTTCTTGGTGCGGCACAAATTAACTTTGGGTGATTAGATGTTTAGTTCAGAAACATGGTTAGCAAATCCTGGTGGTGGTTTTTACAATGGGGTTGCTACACAGTCATTAAGGTTTGATAAAGGCAGTAGTGCTTATTTAAGTAGAACTCCAGCAGGTGCAAGTAATCAAAAAACATGGACTTGGAGTTGCTGGCTTAAACGTGGCAATCTTGTTAGTGGTAGAATATTTGACGCAGGAGCAAATGATGAAAATTGGACAACAATTGGTTTTAGTAATGACCAAATATATGCAGAGCATAGAGTAAGTGATTCTACTGTGTTTAAAGTTTTCAGTACAGCACTATTACGAGACACTAGTGCTTGGTATCATATTGTTGTTGCATTTGACACAGCTAACAGCACGGCTTCTGATAGACTTAAATTATATATTAATGGTGTAGAGGCAACTTACGCTTCAACTGCTTATGGTTCTATTAATACTGATACATACATTAACAGCACTACAGTGCATCATTTTTCTCGTTTCCACTCAGACACACAACACTTTGACGGCTACCTAGCAGAAGCAAACCTAATAGATGGTGCTGCACTTGCACCTTCATCATTTGGCGAAACTAAAAATGGTGTTTGGATTCCTATAGATACAAGTGGATTAACTTTTGGTACAAATGGTTTTAGATTACAATTTGCAGATAATGCTGTGGGTACTCCAGAAAATGAAGGAGTTGTTGAAGATGATAATATTGGTAGGGATACATCTGGGGAACACAATCATTGGACATCTAGTAATATAGTCGCATCTGATTGTGCAATGCCTGATTCGCCAGAGAATAACTTTGCTACGTTAAATCCGTTAGTACCCGCAACTTATGCAACTTATTCTGAAGGCAACTTAAAACTAAGTCACTCATCTAATGGTTGGGCTATGTCATTTGGCACATTCGCAGTTTCAAGTGGTAAATGGTATTTTGAATTAGTGCATGTTGCGGGGAGTATAAATACAGGCATAGGGATTACATTAGACAATGTTGCAGGAGCAACAAGTGATGGTAATATAACAGGTGGTTATATGTATACCAATGATGGAACCAAATACATTAATGGCACAAGCAGTTCGTATGGTGACGCATATGCAACAGGAGAAGTTGTGGCTTGTGCTTTAGATTTAGATAATGGAACTTTAACATTTTACAATGAGAATGTAAGTCAGGGAGAAGCAACGACAGGACTAACTGGAACTTTTTGTCCATTTGCATCAATTCATTATGCCACTACAAATATTGTTGTGAACTTCGGACAAGACTCAAGTTTTGCAGGAAATGAAACAGCACAAGGTAATACAGATGGAAAGGGTATAGGTGACTTCTACTATGCACCACCATCAGGCTTTCTAGCATTATGCACATCAAACATTTCAGAGCCTACGATTGGTGCAAATTCTCTTACACAGGCTGATGATTATTTTGAAACTGTCCTTTGGGCTGGAAATGGTACTGATGACACAGCTATTGCAGTAAATTTTCAACCAGATTTTACATGGATAAAACAAAGAACCTCAACGGCTTACCACAATCTTTCAAACAGCACTTCTGGAGCAACTAAAGCTCTTTTTTCAAATGACACTGATGCTGAAGGTACAAATTCAGATAGATTAAAAGCATTTACATCTACAGGATTTACTTTAGGAGATGCTTCTGATGTTAATGCAGGTAGTAATACATATGTAGCTTGGAACTGGAAAGCAAATGGTAGCACAGCGACTGCAACAATAAGTGAAAGTGGTGACAATCCTGCTGCAGTAGTACAAGCTAATCCAACAGCAGGATTTAGTCTAATAACTTACACAGGCACAGGAGATGCTGGAACTATTGCTCATGGATTAGGTGCAGTACCTACAATGATGATAATTAAAAATCGTGATGTGACTGATTCTTGGGCAGTATATCATGGTGCAAACACAGCTGCACCAGCAACAGATTATTTAATTTTAAATACTAGTGCTGCAACTGCTGATTCTGCTACCATGTGGGCTGATACTGCACCAACAGATAGTGTTTTCACAGTCCACGATAGTCATCAGGTAAATGCAAATGGAGAAAAGTATGTAGCTTATGTTTTTGCAGACATTGAGGGTTATTCAAAAATGGGTAGTTATACTGCAAATAATGATGCAGATGGTCCGTTTGTCTATACTGGATTTAGACCTGCTTTTGTTATGTTTAAAGATACCACTAATACAAGTGCTTGGATAATAAAAGATTCAGTACGAGGAACAGTTAATCCAAATTTACCACACCTAGCAGTACATACTACTGCTGCCGAAGGAAGCACTGCTGATTGTGATTTTTTATCTAATGGATTTAAAATACGACAAGCTGATGCAGCAATATCTTTTGCAAATAAAGCTGCGGCTAAAATGATATACATGGCATTTGCTGAACAAAGTTTTAAATATGCAAATGCAAAATAGGAGAAGATAATGACTTGGAAATATGGCGAAAGAACATTAAAGGTTGGTCGAAAATGGACTGATAACAATGGTTACAAGCACCCATATAACTGGTGCAATTCGTGGACAGATCAAAACAAAACAGATTGGGGTGTGACGTTTGAAGCTGATGCAGACACATCTTATGACAATAGATTTTATTTTGCTAAAGATATTCCAAGAATATTAGGTGATACTTTATGGGTTGATGAAAATGGTGATGCAGTTAATGATCCTTTAACTGGCTCTCAAGGTGTTACAGCAGGACTAAAGACTAACTGGATTGCACAAACTAAAACAAGTGCTAACAGTAAACTAGCTTCTAGTGATTGGTATGTAACAAGAAAGTCTGAAGCATCTACTGCAATACCATCTGCAATTACCACATACAGATCAGCCGTTAGAACTGCAAGTGGTGCGATTGAAACTGCAATAACTAATTGTGCAGATTTAAATGCTTTCAAAGCATTGTTTGTTGTGCCAATGGATAGTCAAACGCCTCCAGAACCTACTGGCAATGCTCCCATTTATGATTTCCCAGACGAGGTGTAAATGGTTAAAGCATCTGAAGTAAAAGCAAAATTAGACACTCACGAGGCAGTTTGCTCGGAACGCTGGAAAGAGACAATACTACGCATTAAACGCATTGAACATATTATGATAGTTACAGCAGGAACTATGATTATAATGATGATAGGTTTACTTGTGAGGTAGCCACATGGTAGTGATGGAAATACTTACTGGCATTGCCCTTGTTCAAAAATCAGTTTCGTTTATCAAAGAAAATATTAGCACAGTAAAAGATATCAAAGGCATAGCTCAACAAATTGATGGGTTCTTTACTGGCGAATCTCAAATGAATAAAAAACAAGGCAAGGGTATGTCTTTAGCTCAACAGTTTGGCTCTGTTGAAAGTACAGCAGAAAGTTTTATTGATAAAAAATTATTAGAAGAACAACGTCAAGAGTTAAAAAATATAATTAACCTTAGATTTGGACCTACGGCTTGGGATGAAATCATATCAGAACGAGCCAATAAGATATCTGAAGCCAAAGAAGCTAATAGATTGGCTAGAGTAGAAAAAAGACAACAACAAAAAGAATTAATTGATACTTTGCAAACTGTTGGAATAGCTTTCTGTCTTATGGCTGTTCTTATTATGATATTTCTCTTTTATTTTAAGGCTTATGCAAAAAGTTACACATACCAACAAAAATTAAATAATGGGATGATAATACTGCCTAAATACACAACTTGTTTAAGAAAAAAAATGGTTACTTATAAAGGTGGTTTGGCTTGTATATATCAAGGTGCAGGAAAAACATTTGAGATAGACTTTACAGACAAACAAATTGGCTGTCCTAGAAAATATAAATGTATTTATAATCCCAATGGAAAAGAACCATCTATTGATAGTGTCATGGAAAGTTTAAGGAGTATTGCTAAATGAAAAAAACCTTACAAAATGACAGCAAGTATAATGAATATGACCTTGATGGTGATGGGATCGTTACTGACGAAGAATTAGAAAATGCTAAAGTAATGAAAGAAACTGAGACTTTATTAAG